TGCCGTAGCTTGAGCTTTCAGATGATATTCACTGGAGCCGAGACCTACGATGACGATGATGAGCCGAACGTACACGGCGGCGCTATGTGGGCAAGGATGCCGATCACAGGTCTGGTAGCAGATACTCCGCTAGAAGAATGGCCTGAGCCGATGCCGACGTGGGCTGCTCAACCGTGGGATTGTAGTTCGCGGGAGCATTCGGTATATGTCTTGGATCGTTGTACGCCGTGTCCCTGGCTTGCTAAGATCGATGGCGAGATGTATCCGGCAAAGTACATGTTTACTGTTGATTACACGGATAACGAGATAGCCGATGACCCAGCGCAACACAAGCAGAGTCATGTTTTGGAGCTTCTTGATGCTGGGAAGTGGACTGGAAATATCGTTGCTTTGCCGAACAATAGGGTTAGAGTGACACATCCGGCATGGTTTGAAACAGGCGAGGGTGCCCCAGACTTTAGGCCATCCCAGCATGTTCATTACAGCAAGTCTGATCTGGACTACACGCTCGATGTGAATCAGGTGTTCGATAATCTTTATTCAGAGGATTAACCCTTAATGAAGAAATTGATAAGAAAAATTAAAAGGAAGGCCAGAAAAAGATCATTCTCTGATCCAGTTGAGAACGAGAAAATGATGTCGGCTTTAAGTTATAAATCTAGCGGTGGAAAAGTTATGAAAAAGAAGACTAAAGGCTACCAAGCTGGTGGCAAGATGAAAGCCAAAGGCATGAAAGCTGGTGGCAAGATGCCTATGGTTAAGAAGGGTGGTGAGATGGTTCCTGCTTTTGCTGCCGACGGCGTTGGCAAAATGATGGCTGGCGGCAAGACTGGTGGCATGAAGATTAGCCCAAAGATGATGGCTAATGGTGGAGCAACGATGGTTCAGAGAAAAAATGACGGAAACACAGTTGCTAGAGGCTCTGGTGCTGCTCGACCTCAGCGATTCGGAAAGAACGGATAGATGGCTATTGACCGCCCTTTGGCTACGCCGGAGTCGATATTCTCTGCTGGGCAAGGAGACGAGCCTGATTTAGAGATTGAGATTGTTAACCCTGATTCGGTGTCTATAGAAACCGAGGACGGGGGAATGATAATCGACTTTGACCCTGAGATGGGGCCGATGGGTGCAGAGATGCACGACTCCAATCTGGCAGAGTTTATTGACGAGGGCGATCTTTACAAGATTGCATCTGACCTTGTTGGTTCTTTTAAGGCCGACAAAGAAAGTCGTTCTGATTGGGAAAGAACCTATGTCGAGGGCTTAGACCTGCTTGGCTTGAAGCATGAAGATCGCACCACTCCTTGGGACGGTGCTTGTGGCGTGTTTCACCCGCTTCTTACAGAGTCTGTCATTAAGTTTCAGTCTCAAGCGATTCAGGAGTTGTTTCCGGCAGGTGGCCCTGTAAAGACTTCTGTTGTTGGCGTTATTGACTCAGAAAAAGAGAATCAAGCGAACAGGGTTCAGGATTACCTTAACTACTTGCTGACTGAAAAGATGACCGAGTATCGGTCAGAGACAGAACGCATGCTCTTTTCTTTGCCGCTGGCGGGTTCTGCGTTTCGCAAGGTTTATTACGACCCCAACATGGGCAGACCTTGCAGCATGTTTGTACCGGCAGAAGACTTTGTGGTCAGCTACGGTGCCTCTGATTTGTCTACATGCGAGCGTTCTACGCATGTGATGAAGCGTAGCGCGAACGATGTTCGCAAGCTGCAAGTGGCTGGGTTTTATCTGGATGTTGATTTACCGGCACCAGCGCCCGACTACGATGACATAGAGCGCAAGTACAATCAGTTGACGGGTGATTCCGCCAACTACGACATGGACTATCGGCACACAATCTTAGAGATGCATGTCGATCTAGACCTTGTCGGTTTCGAGGATACAAACAAGGGAGAGCCTACCGGCATTATGTTGCCGTATGTAGTCTCTATAGACCTGTCCTCTCGAACGATTTTGGCTATTCGCCGTAACTGGTATGAGGCTGACGAGCGCAAAATGAAGCGCGAACACTTCGTTCACTATCAGTACATGCCAGGTTTAGGCTTTTATGGCTTTGGTTTGATCCACATGATTGGTGGATTGGCTAAATCCGCGACCTCTTTGCTTCGACAACTGGTCGATGCGGGCACACTTGCCAACTTGCCAGGCGGCTTGAAGGCTCGAGGCCTACGAATTAAGGGTGATGACACCCCAATTATGCCTGGTGAGTTCCGAGATGTGGACGTTCCGGGCGGGTCGATCAAAGAAAACATCAGTTTCTTGCCTTACAAAGAGCCAAGCACGGTTTTGTACCAGCTTATGGGCGATATTGTAGAGGAAGGAAGGCGTTTTGCTTCGGCGGCAGACGTAAAAGCGGCGGATATGAACGCCGAGGCACCTGTTGGAACCACTCTAGCCATACTAGAGCGGTCTATGAAGGTGATGAGTGCCGTTCAAGCGCGAATGCATGCGTCTATGCGTAACGAATTGCGCCTTTTATCCAACGTTGTTCGTGATTTTGGGCCTGAATCGTACCCATACGACCAAGAAGACAAGCCTTTGGTGGCCGAAGACTTCGATGATCGCGTGGATATCATCCCTGTTAGCGATCCGAACGCCGGAACGATGGCTCAGCGCATCATGCAGTACCAAGCTGCGCTACAATTAGCGCAACAAGCGCCAGAAATGTACGATATGCCGCTATTGCACCGGCAAATGCTGGAAATCTTGAACATTCGAGACGCAGATAAGATTGTTCCGACCGATGATGACCAGCAACCGACTGATCCGATCACTGAAAACATGAATATGATCAATGGCAAGCCTGTTAAAGCGTTTGCTTACCAAGATCATGAGGCTCACATCCAAGCGCACAAGGCAATGGCGGAAGATCCCAAGGTTATGGAGATCATGTCTAAAAGTCCTAACGCAAAGAAGGCGATGGCAGAGCTTGCCGCGCACGTTCAGGAGCATTTAGCGTTCCAGTACCGAATGGAAATAGAAAAGCAGCTTGGATTCGAGTTGCCCCCTCCAGGAGAGCCGCTGCCTGAAGATATTGAGTTCAGAATCTCTAGGTTAGCGGGTCAAGCGGCAGAACAATTGAAAGGTTCTAATCAACAGCAAGCACAACAGCAGAAAGCTCAGCAACAAGCCCAAGATCCAATCATTCAGATGCAACAAAAAGAGTTGCAAATCAAGGAGATGGAGGCACAGACTAAGGCTCAGTCTGAAATGGGCAGGTTACAGCTTGATGCTCAGAAGGCTATGGCTAGAGCAGACCTTGATCAGCAACGACTGGATCAACAAGCAGAGATTGAGCAGGCAAGGCTTGGCGTGAAGATTTCTGAAAAGGAATCTAAAGATCAAGTAGAAGGCTTGAAGGCTGGGATACAGATAGCGAAAGAAGTGTTTGATGACTAACGCTTCTCAAAACGTATTTGACTATATGAGGGATCATTTGCGAGTGCAGATGAACGAATATGCCGACCATGTTAGCGGCGGCGGTTGTAAAGACTACAATGAGTACGCAAAAATTTGCGGAATCATAGAAGGTTTGGCTTTGGCTGAACGAGAAATTTTAGACTTGAAGGCAAGATTCGAGTCTGAATAACGCCGCATGTAGCGGTGCAAGCGACTCTGGACGCTTTTTTCCAGTGCAGAAGGTAAAATCTAATGTCTGAAGCATTAGCTAAAGGCGAGGTGGAATCGGTATCGATTTCTCCCGAACCCAAAACCGAGGACAAAGAGCCTCGCTCGGCGCAACAGTTGCCGCAACCGAAAGGTTATAAGCTGTTAATCGCTCTACCTGAGCCTGATGAAATGACTGAGGGAGGCATCTTAAAAGCCGCCAAAACTCTGCAAGATGAAGAGGTAGGGTCTATTGTCGGCATGGTTCTGAAGCTCGGAGCAGATGCTTATAATGACCCTAAGCGATTCCCGTCTGGCCCTTTGTGCAAAGAGGGAGATTGGATTCTTATGCGATCCTATTCAGGCACCCGATTTAAGGTGCATGGCAAGGAGTTTCGATTGATCAATGATGATTCTGTTGAGGCCACTGTAGAAGATCCAAGGGGGATTATTAAGGTATGAGTGAAGCACAAATGGAGCCGGAAGCTCCTGAAACAACTTCCGCAGAAGAAAAGTTCTTTGGTGTTCGTACTCAGATTGGCAAAAAGCAATCTGACCCAGAATCAGACATTGAGCTTGAGATTGTTGATGACCGTAACGAAGAAGATCGACGGCCCCCTAGAACTGACGCATCTGACTCCAGTGAGGATTATGATGACGAGCTAGAGGGGTACAGCGAAAAAGTTCAAAAGCGAATAAACAAACTTCGATACGAGCAACACGAAGAGCGGCGACAAAGAGAAGCCGCTGAGAAGATGCGCGAAGAGGCTGTGCGGGTTGCTCAACAGCTTGCCTCAAAGAATAAAGAGATGGAGTCTCTTATTAACCGAGGCGAGGGAGCGTTGGTCGCTCAGATCAAGCAACGCGCAGAACTCTCTTTGCAACAGGCTCGTGATAGCTACAAGAAGGCGTATGAGGAAGGCGATACTGACAACCTAGTATCTGCACAGGAAACCCTCACAAGAGCGCAAGCAGAGCTGCATGAGGCTGAGAGGTACGAATCAAACGTTGCATCTCAACAGGTTCAACGAGAGCAGTATGAGCAGCAAGCGTATCAGCAACAAGTTGCTGAACAGGCTGTGCAGAATGTTGCTCAACAGCAACCGCAGGTAGATCCTGAAGCTGCAAGTTGGGCACAAAAGAACTCTTGGTTTATGCAGGATGGCTTTGAAGAAATGACAAGCCTTGCTTATGGCACACATGCCGCTTTGATAAAGCGAGGCATCCAGCCTAACAGCCAGGAGTATTTCCGACAGATTGATTCTCGTCTGAGACAAGCTTTCCCAGACTATGATTGGCAGGATAATGGCGACACATATGGGCGTGACGCATCCGTGACTGCTAATCAACCCTCGACGGTGGTGGCACCCTCCGCAAGGAGCAACGGTGCTAAACCGCGCAAAATACGGCTAACGTCCACCCAGCTATCTCTCGCTAAGAGGTTGGGTTTAACCCCTGAACAGTACGCGAGGCAACTCGCTAAGGAGACCTCGTAATGTCTGAAGAGCGCACACCAAGAAAATCCACTTCTCGAAAAGTAGATGAAAGACCGACTGACACATGGAAGCCTGCTTCTATCCTGCCTGACCCAGAGCCACAAGATGGTTATGTGTTTAGATGGGTTAAGACCTCGCTTCTTGGTCAATCCGACAACACTCACGTTTCTAAGATGTTCAGAGAAGGATGGCAGCCTGTAAGGGCTGAAGATCATCCTGAACTGATGTTGGAGTCAGATATTGGCTCCAAGTTCGAGGGTAACATTGAGGTTGGCGGTTTGTTGCTTTGTAAGGCTCCAAAGGAAACGATGGAAGCTCGAGCGCGGCATTTCCAAGACATAGCAGAAAACCAGATGTCATCGGTTGATAATAACTACCTTAGAGAAAGTGACCCTAGAATGCCTATGCTTAATCCAGAGCGTAGCACTAGGACTACTTTTGGAAGAAACTAACCTTTAGCATGGGTTAGTTATTATTAACTAGGAGGCCATTATGGCTACTGCTGCTACCCCTATGGGTGCCGAACCAGTTGATACTTTAAGTGCGAGCGGCTCGTTCACGGGAAAAGTTCGTCACAT